CAGGGTGGTACGGGTGCGGCAACCCTAACTGGCTATGTAAAGGGCAGCGGAACGGCTGCTTTGACGGCTTCAGCCACTATTTCAGGGGCAGACATATCGGGGAACATCCCCGGTAATGCTGCTAACGTTACTGGAACGGTTGCAGTCGTTAATGGCGGAACTGGCGGCACAACCGCCTCCGCAGCGCGCACAAACCTGTCTGCGGCATCCTCTGGCGCTAACAGCGACATCACCAGCCTGACTGGCTTAACAACGCCACTGACTGCCCCACAGGGTGGCACTGGGTTTGGAACATATGCCGTTGGCGACATTCTCTACGCCAGCACCACTACCGCGCTTGCCAAGCTCGCAGATGTCGCTACGGGAAACGCGATAATCTCAGGCGGTGTTGGAACTGCCCCATCTTGGGGAAAAATTGGACTGACAACCCATGTCAGCGGAACTTTGGGAGTCGCTAACGGTGGAACCGGACTTACAGCGACACCAACGAATGGCCAGCTTGATATTGGGAATGGAACGGGTTTCACGCGCACAACTTTGACGGCTGGGTCAAATATCTCAGTCACCAATAGTTCTGGCGGAATCCAGATTTCTTCCACGCCCAATGCTGGAATCGAGTTTATTATTGATGGTGGCGGAAGCGCCATCACCACTGGCATTAAAGGAGACCTTCAAATTCCGTTCGCCTGCACAATTAACTCATGGACGATCATGGCCGATCAATCCGGGTCGATTGTCATCGACGTTTGGAAAGATACGTTTGCGAATTACCCTCCGACTGGTGCTGATAGCGTCACTGGCTCCGCAAAACCTACCCTCAGCGCAGCTCAGGCCGCTACAAGCTCAACGCTGACGGGGTGGACTACTTCCATCTCTGCCAACGATATTATCCGATATAATGTTGACAGTGCGTCAACTGTTACTCGTGTGACGATCTCTCTGACTGTTACGAGGGTGTAATGACGACTCTTACTTGGGTTGGCGGAACGGGAACGTGGAACACGACAAACACGGCTGTCTGGTCTCCTGCTCAGGTGCCGACTGCTGCGGATGACGTGGTGTTCAGTTCGGCGTCCACCTATACGGTTACAATGACCGGCGCTCTGCTCTGCCGCGACATCACCGTATCTGCTGGCACCGTGACATTTGCCACTGGCACCAGTCCAACGCTGGCCATCAGCGGTTCCATGTCGCTTGTCGCCGCAACAGTCTGGAGTTCAACTGGCGCAATCACGTTTAATGCGACAACAACCGGGAAGACAATCACTACAAATAGCGTCTCAATAAGTGCGGCCATCACGTTCAATGGCGTTGGCGGTGCGTGGTCGCTTCTAAGCGCCCTCACCTCAACCGGCCTGATCACCGTTACCAACGGAACATTTGATTCTGGCAACTTCAACATCACGGCGACAGGCATATCGTCCAACAACAGCAACACGCGCACCATAACACTTGGATCAAGCACGCTGACGCTCAGCGGAACTGTCCCAGTGGCGTTTACATTGGCAACGGGCCTTACTTTCAACGCCGGAACTTCGCAAGTCAACTGCACTGGTACGCAGGCGACGTTTGCTGGAGGAGGCGTCACGTTTTACAACGTCTCCTTCACATCAAATTCAATCATCAGCATTTCACTGACCGGCGCGAATACGTTCAATAATTTGAACATCGCTGGAAAAACAGGGTCGTCCGTAAATATTGTTTCCATCAGCGCCAATCAAACAATCAGCGGGACCCTGACACTTTCCGCTGGAACAAACGCAACCATGCGAACCTTCCTTGCATCCAGTCAGATTGGAACTGCAAGAACTCTGACTTGCGCTGCGGTAGCAACCCTGACCGATATTGACTTCCGCGACATCACCATTGCTGGCGCGGCGGTGTCGGGTGGAAACCTTAACGGAACTCGTCTTGGGAATTGCCTCGGCAATACTGGCATCAATTTTGATGCTGGCTCCAATAAATACTGGAATCTTTCTGGTGGAGGACCTTGGTCATCAACTGCTTGGTGCTTGACAACAAGCCCGAGCGAAACGCCAGCCATCGCGAATTTTCCGTTGGCGCAAGATTCTGTTTATTTCCTCTCCACCGGGCTCAATTCCGGTGCAAGCGTAAGTGTAGGTACAAGTCAAAGCTACAATGTTGGTCTTCTTGATATGTCCGCAAGGACGTCCAACACCATGACGCTATCGTTCAACGCATCACTCTCCGTTTATGGGAACTGGGTAAACGGCACCGGAACCACACTTAGCGGAAACTTCGGGACAATTTTCTGCGGCAGGACAACTCAAACAATTACTAGTGCTGGCCAGACGTTTTCGCAGCCGATCACGGTCAATAGTCCAAGCGGCATCGTCAGATTTGTGGATCATTTTACATGTTCAGCGGCAAACTCAATTTCGTTCATATCCGGGACGTTTGATGCAAACGGCTACAACATCAGCCTGACTGGATCTAGCACTGGGTTTAGTTGCTCTGCGTCATCTGGAAATACCCTTGCTTTTGGATCTGGAACTTGGACGATTGCCTGTTCTGGGTCAAATGCTTTCTCAATGACAGGGTTGCCAACTATTACTGGTTCCGCGACAATCAATATGACATCCGCTTCTGCAAAAACCTTTGCAGGCGGCGGGCAGTCTTATTCAGGCATCACCCTCAACCAAGGCGGTGCGGGGGCGCTGACGATCAGTGGCAGCAACACCTTTGGCAACCTGACCGCCACGACGGTTCCCTCGACCATCACCATCACGTCAGGTACGACGCAGACGTTCCAGAACTTCACGCTTGCGGGAACATCTGGGAACCTCGTCACGGTCGCGCCTTCCAGCACAACAAATTACAACTTTGTCAAAACTGGCGGGATAGTGAACACCGACTATTTGTCGATCTCTCGTTGCACAGCCACACCCAGTTCAAGCACTTGGTATGTTGGCTCTGGGTCAACTAATGGCGGCAACAATAGCGGCCTGATCTTTACCGCCGCACCAATTGTTGCATATGGCCGCTCATTCGGTTGGATCATTACATAGGGGTCGCTGGTGGACACGCAGAACCTTTTCAATCTTGTCGCTGGGTCTGCTATCGCCGTTGGCGGATGGTTTGCGCGCGAACTATGGGACTCGGTGCAATCACTGAAAAACGATGTTCACAGAATCGAAGTTGATTTGCCAAAAAACTATGCAATGAAAGACGATCTCGACAAGCGCATGGACCACATTGAGGCAATGTTCCAGCGCATCTACGATAAGCTGGACGGGAAGGCGGATAAATAATGGACCCATTGACAATCCTAGCTCTCGCCAAGGCCAGCTACGAAGCCATCAAGGGCGGCATTGCGGTTGGCAAGGAAATTCAAGGCATGGCAAAGGATATGGGCTCGCTGTTCGACAGCGTTGCCCACCTGACCCGTATTGCCGCCGCACCCCATCATGGAAGCCTAATGTCTGGCAAAAGCGCTGAGCAGATGGCTATGGAGGCCTATGCCGCCAAGGCCGAAGCCGACCAGATGATGGCTGATTTGAAAAACCACTTTATTGGCGAGTTTGGCCTTGCGGCATGGGATGAAGTGGTTGCTGCTACCACCAAGATCAAGAAAGACATCAAAGCGGCTGAAATTCAGGCCGCAAATGAACAGGCAGAATTGATGGACAGCTTCGCCTCATGGGCTGTAGGTATCATTCTGTTTCTGACACTCATCGCCATCCTCGCCCTTCTTAGCATCGCCATCATGCACCGATAGGAGCTTTCCATGGGTTTGTTGAGTGATTTAGGCCCTCTGCTTGGTCAAATAGCCCCCACCATCGCTACCGCTCTTGGCGGCCCATTGGCTGGCATGGCCGTCAAAACCCTGTCTAATGTGCTATTGGGCCATGAAAACGGCACCGAAGATGATGTGCAGGCAGCTTTGGCGTCTGCCAGCCCGGACCAACTTGCGGTTCTGAAAAAGATTGACGCCGACTTCAAGGCGCACATGAAAGAATTGGACATTGATCTTGAGCGCATCGCCGCTGGAGATCGAGACAGCGCCCGCAAGATGCAGACCGAAACGAAGGATTGGGTGCCCAAGCTTCTGGCCATTGTTATCACGCTTGGCTTCTTTGGTATTCTTGTTTGGATGTTAGTGCAGGGAATGCCGCAAACCGGAACTGAGGCGCTGCTTATGATGCTAGGCGCGCTTGGCACGGCATGGACTGGGGTTGTGAATTTCTACTACGGCTCCAGCGCCGGGTCGAAACAAAAGACTGACGCTCTTACCGCAAAGGACAGCAAATGAAAGAGAATTGGGATAACTGCTTTGCCATGGTCATCAAGAGCGAGGGAGGGTTTGTAAACCATCCCAAAGACCCCGGTGGCATGACCAACTTGGGTGTAACTCGCTCAGCGTGGCAGGGCTACCTGAACCGCGACGTGACTGAGGCCGAAATGCGCGCCCTGACGCCCGAGATGGTTAAGCCTTTCTACAAGGCTTTTTACTGGGACCGCATTAAGGGCGACAGCCTGCCTTCTGGCGCTGACTATGCCGCCTATGACCTTGCGGTAAACAGCGGCCCGCACAAAGCTGCCAAGTACCTTCAGGAAATTGCTGGCGTGGAAGCAGATGGCATGATTGGGCCAAAGTCATTGGAGGCCATAAAGGTCTGCGATCCCGTTCGCATGGCTGAAGCCATCTGCGATATGCGGATGAATTTTCTCGAAAGTCTCTCGACATTTGAGACTTTTGGCAAGGGCTGGACCACTCGCGTCAATGGCGTGAAGGAGAAATCCATAGATATGGCGAACAACGCCTAATAGTGTTAGGATGGGGCCATGGTTCAGACAACGACATTCACCACCCTTCAAGAGGACATCAGGCGCTATCTTGAGCGTGGCTTCACGCTCGCGTCGGATGCGATTGTCTATGAACAGATACCCCGCCTGATCAATCTTGCGGAACGACGTATTGCTCGTGAACTGAAAGTTCAGGGGCTGATAAATGTCGTTACCAGCACCCTTCAACCAGGTCTAGCTGTCTACCCCAAGCCGGATCGGTGGCGCAGTACGGTTTCGTTCAATTTTGGATCAGGCGACCAGAAAAACGAATACAATCAACTGTTTCCGCGCGACTACGAATATGTGCGGAGCTACTGGCCTGATCGCACCCAGACCGGCTTTCCGCTGTTCTATGCGGACTACGATTACAATAACTGGATCATCGCGCCGACTCCAGACGCAGCCTATCCCTTCGAAGTGCTGGTCTACCAGCTTCTTCCGCTGCTGGATGACGCTAACCAGACAAACTGGCTGACCGAATACGCACCTCAAGTGCTTCTGTACGCCACTCTTTTGGAAGCCACGCCGTTTCTTAAAAACGATGACCGCATCCCCGTCTGGCAGCAAATGTATGACCGTTCAACGCAAGCCCTCAACGGTGAGGACTTGTCGAAAATTCTTGATCGTTCTGCCCGCAGAACGGAGGCGTAAATGACTCAGAGCTACACAGAAGTCTTTGGCGGAACCAATATCTACCCGTCCGATGTCTCATATTTAGAGTTTTCTCTAACTACTAGTGACATTGTTCTGGCATGGCCGGTCGAGACAAACGCGCCTAATGCACTGGCCGATTATGTTGCCGCCCGCATCATGGATGTGAACTGCACTGGCTCAAGTCGTAAGATTTTCATGCCAGATGCAACGGCGGCGTCTGTTGGCGAGTGTTTTCTGTACAACAACATCGGCACAATTGCTTTTACGGTTGTTGACAGCACTGGAGGCGTTATCTGTTCGGTTGCGCCCGGCACCCTCTGGCAAATCTACATGACGGATAATACCACCGCCGCTGGCGTATGGGTTTCCTATCAGTTTGGGTCCACGACCTCGACAGCCAACGCTGGTGCGCTTGCTGGCTTTGGCTTGAAGGCCATCACAACTACACTCAATCAAGCCATTTCGGTTCTGACCCTCAACTCCAACTATACCGCTGGCGTAAGTGACCGCGCCCATATGATCAACTGGACCGGCGGCACCGGCACAATCTCGTTTATTTCTGCCGTGACGTTGGGAGCAGATTGGTTCATCTACCTTCGCAATAGCGGTAGCAGCGCCATAACTGTTGATCCATATGGGGTTCAAACAATTGACAGCGCAACAACGCTGGCATTGAACCCCGGCGAATCCGCAATGATCATCACGGATGGCATCAACCTGTTCACGGTGGGCCTTGGCAAGTCGGCAATCTTTACGTTTGACTACACGTCGATCAATGTGGCTGGAACTGGAAACTACACGCTGTCGGGGTTTCAGCTTAACCGTATCTCCTACAACCTAACTGGTGCCCTTACTGGAAATAGGGTTATCATTGTACCTACAACAATCCAACAGTATTGGATTCATAACAGTACAACTGGTTCTTATACGCTGACCGTAAAAACAGCGGCAGGAACCGGGCCTACCGTTCCTCAGGGTGGCGCATCCATCTTGTACTGCGATGGAACAAATGTGGTGCAAGCTCAGACGCTTAGCATCAATATTCCTGTCCCCATCACTGACGGCGGCACTGGCGCAACGTCAGCCGGTGGTGCGCTAGTTAACCTTGGTGGAACGTCAGTCGGCACAGCCATCTTTACGGCGGCTGATACGGCTGCGGCACGAACGGCAATCGACACGTTCTCCACCACAGAATCTCTGTCTTATATCGTGGCCTTTAGCTAATGGCTGACAATCCATACACCATCAAATCTCTTCCCGGCGTCAAGCGCGATGGAACGCGCCTTGAGAACGGCTTCTATGTTGATGGTCAGTGGTGTCGCTTTCAGCGCGGTCTTCCCCGCAAAATGTGGGGGTATCGAACTGTTGCCGTTGATCTCCCAGAGATCAGCCGAGGGCTGAACTCCTACAATCAGAATGCGCAAGTCAGCCTCATATCAGGTGGCGCAAGCACTCTGACGCAGTTTACGCTCAACACCAGCGGAATTGTCATTGGCAAAAATAACAGAACGCCATCTGCGTTCCCAGCAAACGCCAGCTACCTCTGGACATTTGACAGTCAGTTTGACTCCGTTGGTGTTTACCCCGGCGGCTACTTGCTGGCAATTCCGGGTAAAAACTTGTTCGACATCGACAGTAACGCAACCTCGCCCCTTTACGTTGGTTTGGTTACTGACACAACCGCGCTAGTCGAAGTTACCGGCGCAACTGCCCCAACCCCTGTCTCTGGCGGCGTTGTTAGCCTCTACCCCTACGCCTTCTTGTTTGGGTCTGACGGATATGTGGCTTGGTCCGTGCCCAACAATCCTCAGAATTGGACTGGTACAGGTTCTGGTGAGGCCAACGTCACAGCTCAAAAGATTGTGGCTGGCCTTCCGCTCCGCGCTGGTCCCGGAAATGCGCCCGCTGGTCTTTTCTGGTCTTTGGACAGCTTGGTTCGTTGCACGTTTGTTGGCGGCGATGCGATCTTTCAGTTTGATACACTGACATCGCAGTCCTCAATCCTGTCTTCGCAGTGTGTAATTGAATATGACGGCATCTTCTATTGGGTGGGCGTTGACCGTTTCCTCATGTTCAACGGCGTTGTGCGCGAAATCCCCAATCAGCTCAACCAAAACTGGTTTTTCGACAATCTCAACTATGCCCAACGCCAGAAGGTATTTGCCTACAAGGTGCCACGCTTTGGTGAGATATGGTGGTGCTACCCTCGTGGAGACGCCACGGAATGCACTCACGCCGTCATCTACAACCTTCGTGAAAACACATGGTACGACACCGAACTTCCCAATGGTGGGCGGTCCTGCGGCGAGTTCGTGTCTGTTTACGAATATCCGTTCATGACTGGCGTAAATGTTCGCGTGAACCCGACCCCAACAATCAGCACAACAAGCGTTACTATGGGGACAGGATTAAAATCCTTTACGGTTGCAGCTAACCTTAATTATGCAGTTGGAATGATCATCGTTATTTCGTACAACGCATCTAATTATATGACCGGCTTTATTTCATCCTATACCGCTGGCACTGGCGCGCTTGTTGTTGACGTCACGTCAATTGTTGGGTCAGGAACATACGCATCTTGGACTATAGAAGCCACTGGAACCTATAATCTCTGGCAACACGAATACGGCGTGGACGAGCTGGATGGAACACTGATCAATTCAATCCCATCCTACTTTCAAACCGCTGACATTTCTTTTGTTGCTGACCCGCAAAACGCCAAAAATCGTTCCATGCGCTGCACCATGGTCGAACCCGACTTTGTGCAAAGCGGCGACATGACGTGTCAAATTACTGGCAGGGCCAACGCCAGAGCACCAGAAGTTACAAGCGAAGAGAAAATATTTCCTGCCGTAGCCTCTACGCCGCAGGAACAAGTTGTCTTCTTCAAGGAACAGCGCCGCGAAATGCGGTTCATCTTCAAATCCAATGTGGTTGGCGGCGACTATCAGATGGGCCAGTGCATTGCCCATCTCGATGTTGGTGACGGAACGGTGCTGGGATGATCGACCCGCGCGGAATGACAGTTACTGACTGGACCGACTCAATGGTCTATACTCTTGAAAAATATGGTACTTTGAGCCGGTTAGATGAACCGGAGAAATGGCAGACTTGGGCTTTGGGCGTTGTTTCGTTCTTCAAGGTTGGAGAGCAAAACCCACCTAACCCATTGGAATATAACGATTGGCTGGACTGGGCGTTCGCGTTCACCCGTGCCGTAACCCTTCCCGGTGGCTGACATGATCCATACCGCTGATTACCCCGCCAATTGGAACCCGGTTGCTAACGATGCCGCTGATTCTAGCTGGCAGGGCGTGGCCATGAGCATGTTTGCCAAGGGCGGCAGGGTTGGTACGATGCCCTTCGCCATCAAAGTCCCGGCTGAACACTTTGAACACATGGCCAAAGGCGGCCTTGCCACTCAGGCCAAGAATGTTGCCAATGCTGGTGTCGGTGGCGACACGATGGTTGTTCACATCAACAAGGACGAATATCAGAAGCTTCGCGAAGAGTGGGGCGATCCTACGATCAACCCCCACACGGGAATGCCTCAGTTCACGCCCTTCTGGAAGCAATCTTGGTTTGCGCCCGTAGCGGCAATTGCCGGGACGGCGCTGATTGCGTCTGGCTATGGCGCCCCAATTGGCAACTTTCTTCTTGGTGACACGCTGGCTGGAACGTCACTTGCCAGCGCCACCGGCATCAACGCACTTGGCTCCGCAACCCTTGGCAATCTTGCCACAAATACGGTGCTGGGCGCTGGTGTAGGTGCGCTGACTGGCGGCACAAAGGGCGCTTTAACAAGCGGTCTCCTTGGGGCCGGTGGAACCATTGGCGGGTCGGCTCTTGGTAGTTATCTGACCCCAGCCGCAACCGGAGACGTTCATTACGAAGGTAGTGTTCCGGTTGCCGATACCGAACGAGGCGGCCAGATTTTGGAAGGGTCTATCAAAGATCCTAATTCTGGCGGCATAATGAACGGTATCAGAAACTTTGCCAGTGACCCCGGGAAAATGGCTGCGGCAGCAATCACGGTTGGCGGAATGATGGGTGGTGGCAACAGCCAGCCTGAAGATGCAAGTTCTGCAACCGCTCAAAAACCAGCAGACGCCAATCTGTCCCGCCATCTCGGAATAACGCCGCTTACTCGCAATCGGATACCCAATCTTGGCGACAATTTCTACGCCTATGGGAAAATGCCTGAGCAGTCGTTCTTTCGAGACAATTCGGTGTTGCAGCAGGCTCCAATTGAGCAAGACCCTATGCAGCAGGACACGACGCCGCCCATTCAAGCCGCTCGCGGTGGCCCACTGAGCCACTATGTGCAGGGTGGTGGCACCGGACGATCCGATAGCATTGACGCCAAGCTTTCCGATGGTGAATACATCATTGACGCTGAAACCGTGGCGCTTCTTGGCGACGGATCATCAAAAGCAGGGGCGCAGAAATTGGATCAATTTCGTGCTAATATCCGCAAGCAGAAGGGCAAGGCCCTCGCGCAGGGCAAGATTAGCCCCGACGCACATGATGCTGAGCGGTATCTGATGGGTGGGAGAGCATAATGGCTGATACGAGCGTCTCAAACTTCCTTATGCAGGGAGCCCCGCTGAAGTCTACCAGCTCAACGCTGACGACTTCTGACGTTCCTCAGTACCTGTCGGACTACCTCTACAACCTCATGTCCGGGGCCTACGGCGCTGCGTCTGAGGGATACATTCCCTATGCGCCGCCTGAAGGTTCCAATGAAGATCCAGCTAACTACGAGCGCATTGCTGGATTTGACCCGCTTCAGACCAAGGCGTTCGATCAAACAATTGCTGCGGCGGGCGCTTACAAACCAGAATTAGCCGCCGCTCAGAAAACAGCAAATACTGCGGCAGGGCTCGATACAATGGCCGCTGCGCAGCCATATTTTTCGCAAGCTTCGCAAACTACACCCAGCGGCATTACTGACTACCTGAACCCCTATCAGGAAAACGTCACCAATCGAATGGGAGACCTTGCGCAGCGTCAGATCAACGAGAAGCTGCTGCCCGGTCTCAGCGATACCTTCACGCGCTCTGGTCAGTATGGCTC